ACGTTCCAAGGCGAACGCCAGCAATTTCAGGCGGTTGCGCCAGTCCGTATTGGCCGACGACGTAGATGCCTTCAAATGCGCGGTAGGTGCCGTAGGAGTACACGCGGCTCCAGACAAGAGCTGGTGCCAGTGTTAAACCGCCCGTGCCGATGGCGGAGTCATACCTACCAAACGGAATAGGGATCGCTTGCCCGTATTCGGCAAGTGATGCAATGTTGTCGAATGATGAGGTTTGATTGAATCGTGTAGGTCCGATTTGATCTTTCAGTTCACGCTGCTTGATGCGCCTGTCGGATATTGCGGGCGGCTTTGGTGCCAGCAGAAGGCTGGCGGCTGTTAGTGCAATGCCGATTGCCAGGTTCGTGAGAATAATTGTTGTTGCGCTTTTGGCCGCCGCTGCACTAGATGCAGCTATATATCCAGCGGCAGCTAGCGGCGCTACAGCGTATATCTCCGGAATGTGCTCATACTCAGCCGGGCGGATGTATGCCTGCTGCGCGGCGTAGCGAACAAAAGTTTTGTATTCTTCCTCGCTGCAGCCCAGCGCTTCGATCAGCGCGATTTCATACGGTAGGAGCGGCGGATCGTAAGGCTTGCCGGCGGCTTCCAGTCGACGGTCGAGGTTAACGGGTTGATGAATAGGATGCCACGCTGCCATAGGACTCCAAATGTTGGTGGCGTCGCCGCAAGCAATACGATGTCCCCATCGTACTCGGGGCAGCCTATGGGTACACAGTATGCCCTGATCTCAGTGATGAGTTGGCGGGGAGTTAGCCCGTACCAGTGGGCGCTGACTGCAGGAGGGTCTTTGCCGAGGTTTTGCAGCACTTCCACCACGAGGTGGATGCAGTCGTCTTTGCCGTATTCGTAGGCACGTCCGATTAGATGGCTACACACGGACAGCGCTGGTAAATGGAATGTTGCCGACAGAACGGCGTGTAATCTTGCGGGCCGGGATGTTTGAATCAACTGCGTCCAGCACACTGTTCAACGCAATTTGGATGTTGGCTTCATCCCATCCGCCAGTGGAGCACACGCCCCAGTAGGAATACAAAACTCTGGCAATGTTTGCTTCTGACCAGAGAACTGTTGTAACTTTGCCTACCCACAAATTTTCTATGGCTTGTGTTGCCCAATTACGGGTAATATCGGTATTGGCTAGTTGAATTGTTGCATCTAGATTATCGCCTTTTAAGGATGCCACTGCTCCGCCGAAAGCAAACGGGAGGTAAAGGTATTTTTTATTGTTGTAGTTAATTTGGTCTCCGATTCTGAAGTTTTGGAAAAAGTAGTTTGTTTGCCCTGGAGTACCGACTTCAAATAGGTGGCCGTAGTTGAATTCCATCAGATCCGGAGCCTCCCGCGTGCAGCGGCGCTATTGGTCAATGTGCGCATGGCGCGGCGTTCACCTTGGATGGCGCCTTGCTGTGCGGCCTGTGCCATGCCAGCCTGGAATTGGTCGGCGGTGACGTAATCCACGTTGTTGATGCGTTCGATGCTGTAACGGACGTCGATTGCCGCTGGTGCCATTGTGGCAGCGCCACTCATTTCGCCAGGGTCTCCGCCGGCAGAAATCACACTGGAACCACGGGCACCAGCGGAGTAACGGCCCATTGCGCTGCGCATCTTGCTGGCGGGGATGACGTATTCCGGCTCTCCACCTTCGCCGATTAGGGCTCGGGTTGGTCCAGTAACAAAACCGCCTTCTGCAAAAGCTCCTCCTTCAAACAGTCGACCGTTGGATAAAGCTCCAGCACCTTCCAAACCTGGAAGAGTCATACTACTAGCAGCAAATCCAAGAGGATTTAGTAAATTTTGTACGAGTTTTATGGCTTGTAGTTTGAGCGCTTCCGCTGCAATACGGGCTGCCATGTCAATAAAGTAATCTCCAACACTCCTAAAGAAGTCGGCCAATCCTTCACGAGCGGATACAGCACCAGAAACAATGCCCCTAAAGGAATTTGCAAACGCATCTCCGATGGCGGTTGCCGCTCCTATTACTTGATTTGTGGGATCAGTTAAGTCTTTTATACTTTGCTGCACTTCGTCTATTGCGTCTGGAATACGCATGTCGAAAATTTCGCGCAGACCTGTATCGTCCCAAGAAATCCCCCCGCGTAAATCGTCCAAGGTATCTGTGATTGTTTCGTTGATATCACGCGCAAGTTCTCGAAGTTGATCATCGCGCTCTTGTTGGGCGTCTTTTATACGTACAATTTCTTGAGCGCGAATAACTAATTTTTCGGATTCATAGTTAGCATTAAGTAGTGCTTTTGCTGTATCTCTATCGATGTCTGCAATCTTTTGATCGTACGCAAGTCGTATAGCTAGTTCTTTATTTCCTTCAAACAATGCGTCTCTGATGCCGTCTTGTGTTGTAGATATAAGTTTCATCGCTTCAAGATCTTCGCGTAGCTGTGCGGTCCTGTCTTCGGGAGGTTTAGGGCCTTTAGCTCCGGCACCGCCACTAGGTGCGGCCTGACTTGGAGCAGTTATGCTTCCGATCATGCCCGCAGATCCTGGTTTAGGTATGCCCTGCGGCCAAGGCATATCATTCCAATCACTGCTCTTAGGTCCGGTTATTCCTTTGATTAACTGACGAGCTAAACCGACAATAGTACGTAACCCTGGAATCATATTGATTACATTCATCACAGCGTCACCGATTGCACTAGCAACTCCCCTAAAGCTTGTAATTAGCTCAGCAGCCGCACGAACTCCTGTCGATACAACATCAATAAATAACGCTGCAATGCGTGCTAAAAGTCTTCCAAGAGGGAATAAAACCTCTTTGAGTAGTGTATTAAAAACATTGAGTAGCTTCGTAGCTGCGTCTACACCATTGGAGCTGATCCCCGCAAAAATCATTTGGACGTCTTTCCAAAAAGACTGGAACAAAGTTCCTGTTGTTGACAGAGCTTTTTCAAACGGTGTCTGCGTTTTTTCTGCTGCTTTTGTAGAAGCATTACCCAGTTCAACCAATGTATCAAGCAAACTTTGGACAGATATCTCGCCCTTTTTCGCCATTTCTAGGATTTTGTCTCGGCTTACGTCATACTTTGCCGCAAGCGCGTCTTGGACGGTTATACCTTGGTTGGTTAGCTGGTTAAGTACAGCTTGACTTACTTTTCCGGATTCGAGTGCAGACGTTACAGCGTTACCGACTTTTTCAAAACTGCCACCGTACTTTTCAGTGAGGGCAGTAACTAGCTGCACAGCTGTTGCTTGTTCTTCCAGCTCCAAGCCCACGCCGCGAATGTTTTGTATGACAGCAGTAAACTTCTCTACGTCAGTGTTCGCAGTCTTAAACGCATCTGCCAGTGTTTTGGCTTGGGCTGCAGAAAAACCTAGGTCTTCGCCAAGTTGTTGTACGGCTTGACCGCGACTGGCGATGTCGCCAAGCAGTGTGCCAAGCAGCGATCCAGCAAAACTGCCTCCTGGCCCAGCAAGTCCGCCTACCAAACCACCGATAGCACCGCCGGCTGATGCGCCGCCGCCTTGACCAAAAAGCAGCGGGAATGCACCACCGATGATGGAACCGCTAATGGCTCCGCCTAAACGTCCGCCGATTCCGCTTCCTGTACGTGCGCCTTTTTGTGCTGCAGTGGGAGGTAAAACCGGACCTTGTAGGCCGAAACCAGCGTTTTGTACGAGCTGGCGTCTGTTTGCCTCGGTAGCAAGACGTTGACGTGCAGCAATACTGGCTGCATTTTCTTTATTTCTAATCGCAGCTACTTCTCTTGTAATCTGTAGCTCACGTTCTTTTGCAAGATTAAGGGTCTCTTGTGCTCTTCGCGCATCAGCAATAGCTACGGCCGAATTTTGATCTAGGCGCTGTAGATTAGAGGCTAAACCAACAAGTTGCTGTCGCGTAGCAACCATACGCTGCAAAATTTGTTGTTTTTTAGTTTCTGTTTCAAGTCCTTTTTGTTCTGCGGCGCTGAGAGGTAGAGCAACCGGGAAGCCCATTGCGCCAGGGCCTGCCAGCGGGCCTTGAATAGCTGTGCCTGACTTACCGGTAAGGAATTGCTGGCGCTTATTTTGTTGATCTACAAGTGCCAACACTTCTCTCGTGCCTTGCACAAGAGCTTCTTGACTCTGTACTTTTTTGTTTAGTTCGGCAGCACTTTTTTCCTCTAGGCGCAACAAAGCTTGCTGGAGCGCTATTTCGTCTTGGCGACCTTTAATGGTGCGTTGAATACGCTCTGCAACAGGAGACTGCTGTCCGACAAGGGCACCAACTGCAGAAGCTGCGCCTGGGCCTATAGGCCCTGCATATCCGGCAGAAGGTCTTCCACCAACTTCCCTACCAATAGCGGCTAAACGACTTTTACGCTCTTCGTCGTTAATGCCTTTAAGTAAAAGCTGCCTTTCCCTAAGTCCCGCATTTAAGTCGTTTGTGGCGTCTATGTACTTTTTAGCGGCAATAACTGCTTCGTCAGTATTTAAAGCAGCTTGGCTAAAAGCGTTAGCGGCTTTTTGTACCGTATCTTGTAAATTACTTATATTTCTAACAACTCCACCAGAACCTATATTTTCTATGTAGTTATTTAGGCCAACTATAAGTTTAGACGTAGCAGAAATTTCATTCTGCAAACGCTTGAGTTCTTGGGCGCCGCGTACCGCAATTTCAATATCGGCTCTGTAAGCCACGGCGCTGCGTCACACTCTGGTACTTCAGTTTACGCGACAAAAAAGCCGCCGGGTTAGCGGCGGCGTTTGGCCTTTTCGATTTCCTTCTGCTGGTCCTCGTTCAGGATTTGGAAGTAGGCGCTCCAGCCAAGGAGTTCTTCGGCGGTCATCATGCTGCGGACTTGACCGAGGCTGAGTCCCAGTTCTTTGGCGACGCCGAACTGGAGCATGAGCCAGTTGTCCTGGCGAAGCTCCTTGGCTAGTTCTTGGGGTCGATGGGCTCGGCGTCGTCGGTCAGGATTGCCAGCATCAGAGCTTGCAGGTCTTTGTCCTTCACTTCGTTTTTGAGGACGTCCAGTTCGCCGGCGCTGAACAGCTTGGTGCCGTTTTCATCGAGTGCTTTGGCGATCAGCAGTTGGAGTGCGAAGGCGTTGGCGTCGTCGGACTTGGCTTGCTTTTGGGCGCGTTCGCGCTCAGCCATCGTCAGCGGTGCCACCCACATTTCAAAGGTGCTGCCATCAGACAGCTCTACTTGCTTTTTGACCGGCTCCAGATTGGCTGCTTTGCGCAGGCGATCAATGGCGCGGACTGGAATTGAGGCAGGCATGAAGTCCTGTGCTTTCTCGGACTACTGTAGCGGACTAGACACAAAAAACCCCGGCGGTTAGGCCGGGGTTGCTGAACCAACTGCTCCAGCAGCCTATCAGGACTTAGAAAAGTCGAAGGTGGGCGTGCCGGCGGGGCGGAAGTTGACGGTCACCGATTGGGCGTCGTCGGGGTTGATGTTCAGGCTGGCGGAGGTCAGCACAGCGTCAAAGCTGATTGAGCGGCTGAGGGTTTCGCTCAGGGTGCCGCCGCTGAAAACGCGGTCGGTGTACAGCTTGAAAGCGGCGCCGTTTTGCTGGCGTTGCAGCACGTCCTCGATCATGCGGTTCGAGAGGGCGGCATCTTCGTCGGTCATGTAGACCGTTGCGGTGCCAGTGCCATCGCCGAAGCCGGAGATGTAGCTGCGGAAAGGAACGTACTGACCAGGAGTTTGGCCGATGACTGTGACGTCAATTTCGGCGCGTGAAATTTCGAAGCTCCAGTCGCGTACTTGTCCGACAACGGCGAAGTCGGCGTAGTACACCTCAAATTCGTTGGGGGCAGCAACAGTGCCGTCGTCGGTGATGGCGAGGATGGTGCCACCAGCGGAGGTGGAGACGGTGAGTGCACCGGTGTTAGCGGTGTAGCTCAGGACGTAATAGGTGGTGGCGTCCGAGATAGGTGCAGGCAAAGTGCCGGTGCCAGCGCCGCCGGTCTGGCTGTTCACCACGCGGAATTTCACTGGGTCGCCGACCTTGAAGTTCAGGAAGGGAGCGACAGTGATGACGTCAGTGCCGGTGTTAACGGCAGCTTCGCCAAAGGTACCGGTGGTGCCGGCGGGTTTGTAGTAGAGGGCGCCGGACGTGCCGGACAGAACGGTGGTTGCCATGGGGCGTACCAAAAATGACGTTGTGGGCGGGCACTGCCCGGCTTAATACAGGTTAGCGCCCATCACAAACATTCACTACGACAGCACAGTTGCCACGTAAGAGGTTTCAATACGTCCCACAAAATGCGGTGACTCTTCTGTTGCGGAAAATGTAGGGCCGTTGATTTCACCAACCTTGAAATAGACGCCGGTTGTGCCTTTGGTGCTGTTGTTGAGTGTTTCCAGTGCGCTGACGGCGGTGGTTAGCAAGGTTTGGTTGCGGGCGGGACCACGGCCTTTTTCGGTGAAAATGCGGATAACCACTGCGCCGCGTGCGTGATCAACGCTAGACGTAAGCGTGGGTTCGTTGGTAATGCCGAAAGTAACATTGACGCGGACGTATTCAGTGGTTGTATTCGGTGGGACTGCTGTGATGTTGTCGAAATAGACAGGCACTGCTGGTACCAGTGCGTTAAACGCGCTAAGCAGTGGGTTTTCGACGGCGGCGCGGATTGCTTGGTAGTTCATAGTCTTACTCGGCCTAACTCGGCATCTAGTTCGATTTTGATACGTCTGTCGATGGCGCCACCACGTACGTAAGTGGAGTACCAGTCAAGTGGGGCAGTAGAGCGGTTTGGCCCTTCATCGTCTCCGATCAAATCGCCTCGAATACCGCTCACACGAGTACCTCGGTCGTATTCCTTAAGAGGGATCGTGCCCGGATCAATGTATCGGCCTTCAACTAAATCACGGGCCTCGTCGGCGTAATTTGAAAAGTTAGAGATTGTGTACTTAACGTCGTCGAACACAAAACCGCGTCCGCTCAACAACGGAGCGGGGACGCGCTGAGGCAAGCCAGGAGAACCGCTTCCTGCTGTGCGGCGACCATCGGATGTCTCAATTTGCCAAGAGTTGGAAAATTTGCCCGACCACACAGGGCCGGCTTCCTGTAGGTCAACAACGATTTCTTCTGCTGCGCGAGCTGGACCACGACTGAATGCAGCAACTGCAAGGCGATCTAGGTTGTCGCCTAAGCGATCCAGTTCGTTTAGAAAACCTCTACTGCGTGCCATTACTGTGGCCTCACGATTAACGAGTGGTATACGGGATTTTCGCCTCTATAGGTAGTGATGTTGACGAGCTTGGCCTCGCGGGTGGCGCCGTCTTGGGTGTATCGGATGCGGTCGGCTTCGGTTGGGTAATACGTTCCAAGCTCAGCGGTGCCGATAATCACCTTCAGGTCGGTTGTTTGGTACAGGCCCTCGGATTCGCGGGGGTTGAGGCGGGTGATGACGGCTTTGACTTGGACATTGGTGTCTGCGCCAGTGACTTCTCCGGTGGCGGGGTTATAGGTGCGGGGTGTGGTGGTTTTGATGTACGTGATGGTCTGGCCCCAGTCGTTGAGGACAGAGGTCGGAATCGGCGCGAAGGTGGTGTCGATGAGGCCCATATCAACCTCGGAATAGGCGGACGGCGTAGTTGGCAGCGCCGCCCATGCAGTAAGGGCCTAGGTAGGACTGGAGCCAGGGGTAGACGTCGAAGACGTTGTTGATGACGCCGCTGGTTTGGCTGGTCTTGTTGTACTTGACCTTGAGTTCGCCGAGTTCCACTTCGTCGTAGATGCCCGTAGTGCCGGTGGTGCCAGTAATGGCGTCGGTGTCGTTGGCGAGGGCACGTGCCAGCTCGTAGGTGGCGACCTTGATGGGCTCGGGGATCAAGGTGCAGGCGAGGTCGATGCCGTCAACCGTGTACTCGTCGCGGGGCCACTTGAGGGCTTGGGTTTCGGTGCAGCGGTCGCCGTAGAAACTCAATGCGTCGATCCAGCGGGTGGCGGATATCAAAGCACGGTTTTTGGCGTCGTTACTCTTGTCGATCCAAGTGCTGCTTTCCGGAACCGTCTCGAAGTAGGCGTCAGCAGCCGCAAGCGTCACGTACGAGTTGGCCGAAGCCCCGCTCAAAGTGGCGTCAATAGCAGCGGCCACGGCTTAGTACATCCTTTGTTTGAGTCTAGCGCCAGTCCGGTATTTCCTTGATTTGGGTGGCGAACTGAGGAGAGCGGCGTGGTAAACCTCGGCGCCTTGCATTTCTAGTTCGGCTTGGGCTTCGAGGTGTTTGTCGTAGGGAACGTCAACGTAGGAACGCGTTTTATCATGTAGTACGAAAAGACGGACGGTTCCCATGCCTGCTCGCAAAACTGCCAACACTGAATTCAGTGTAGAAACGCCTGTGGTTTCAGCCACTCCAGGGGCTGTGGTGCGCTCTCTTGAAGTTGTTGCTGAGGCGATTCGTGCCAAGGTTGCTGCTGGTGAAGATGCTGAGGCGATCCAGCAGGAACTTGCTGTGAGTCCTCATGTTTTTCGTGAGCTGTTGACCCACTCGTACAAGATGGTGGGGCGGGCTCCTGAGGTGTTTGAGTATCAGGAGAAGATGCGGATTGGTGAGATTGAAGGTTGAGTAGGTAAAAGAAAAGGCCCCCGAGTTGGGGGCCTTTTTGTTGGCTGTACTGATGAATCAGTAAGCGGTAGTGTCGAAGGGGGTGTTCACGAGCAAGCGGCAGATGGGCACTTGCTTGGCAGCGCTGTAGACCAGGCTCCAGGAAGCGGTGTCGGCCAGGTTGCCGGTGGTGGCAGCGTTGGTCGGGTTGTCGCCGGCCACGTTCCACTTGGTGCCGGTCACGTGGTAACCGTAGTGGTAATCCACGGCCAGGATGTCCTGCATGGACAGGATGTTGCGGTCTGCGCCGAGGCGGAGATCCTGCTGAATTCCTTCGGAAACGACGCCCGACTTGAACAGGTAGACGGGATACTTCACCGCGTGGGTGGAGGTACCGCCGGTCAGGTAGGTCAGTTGGTCGTCGATCACCACGCGGAGACCGGCGAAGGTCGCCACTTCGGTTTGGGTCACGCCCACACCGCCGCCGCCCCAGACCACGGCACCGCCGGTAGACAGTGCGGAGGTGCTGAAGGTCAGCATCCCGACTTGCTGGAGGTAGTACGCCACGTTGGAGTGCATGGCGATAGCGTCGAGTTCGTCACCGCGCTCACCCAGCTTGGCCTTGGCGGCCACAACGTTTGCCACGTTGATGAAGTTGGCCTCGGTCATCGAACCGGGGACGCCAGCAAACGATTTGTTCGTCTGGTTGGCACCCAGTACGCCGGCGCCGGAGATGCCGCCGAACAGACCCAGCAGTTGGGCTGCCAGGGTGGCGGTCTTCAGCTTGTTGATGGCGGCGGTCAGCTGGTTGCGGACGTGAGCCAGAGGATCGGCGCCAGAGCCCAGCTTGCTGAGGTCGTCAGCGGCGTAGGCGAAGCCACGGTGGAGCAGGGTCATGATCTGCTCGTCGGCAGTCACGTTCTGCGCGGTCAGATAACCCAGGCCACCGTTCCAGCTGGAGGTGGAGAGGATCTGGGTTTCGGTGGGGGCGATGGGATCAAAGAAAGGCACGCGCACGCGGGTGCCGCCGGCACGAGCATCAAGGGCAGCGTTGCGCTGGATAATGCCGCTCTGCACCCACTTCGATTGCTCGAAGATGCCCTCAGCGGTGTACTGAAGGAACTCGGGGCGAGTTACGAGGTTCGAGAGAAAAGTTCCCCCGAAGTTGCTGTTAGAAGCAGACATTGGTTAGCTCCAGTGGAGTCAAGGTTGGGGAGGTGCCCCACAGGGGCTAGAGACCGGCTTCTGCTTTCAACAACCGGGCTTTGTCGGGGTCGCTGGCAAACATCATCATTTGCTGAGTGACGTTCCAGCCGTCCTTAGACCAGGGGTTGGCTTGACCGGGTAGGGCGGTTGTACGGGCACTACCCGTAACACCCATTCCAGCGCGGTTCGTAGCTGCGAAATGATGCTCGTAACCGCTGCCGGGGTTTTTCAAGTTGGCGATGTACTCACCAACTGGAACTTCGACGCCGCCGACAACAGCCACAGGCTGTCCTTCTTTGGCACGTAAGTTCTCCTGCAATAAACGATACAGCTGATCGGGTGCCAGTGCACCAGCCTGTGAGAGTTGTGCGATGGCCGCAGATTTGACTTGCTCTTGAGTGAATCCTTGGCGAATGTTCTCTACTTCGGATTCTTTTGCGGCGAGTTGTTGCTTGAGTTCAGCGACAGTGGTTTGCGCTTCTTCCCAGAGCGTTTTGTATTCGCCGGACTCGGCAAGTTTTGCGGTTTTGGCTTGTTCTTGCGCAAGGCGGACGTCCTCCAGTTGTTTCTGGAGGGTTTCGCGGTTTTCGCGGTCCTTGCGGCGTTCGGCGATTAGTTCTTGGTTTTTCGCACGAAGCGCTTCGAGTTGGGCGGCCAGATCCAGGCTGTCAGCCACAGGCTGAGGCGCACCAGTCTCCACAGGAGTTACTGGGGCTTGCTGTTCTTCGGGCACGGTTGTGTATTACTTGGACACTTGTACTTTAGCAGTTAAGAGTTAAGTTCCTCTTCGCGCTCGTCCATGTCTTCCTCGCCGGCGTTCTCGGCGGCCTCGGGTAAGGCGAGCGCGTTTTCGGTGGAGGCTTCCAGTTCGTCTTCAATGTTGATGTTGTCGGGAAGGATTTCGCCGCGACGAAGGACTTCCAGCAGCATCGCGTCGCTGATCTTGCCCATTTGGTTGAGCTGGGCGAGGACCGAGACGTCTTGGCCGATAAGGCGGTAGTAGTCGAAGTCGCGGTCGATGGTGATTTCGGGTGGTTCGATGCCGACGTATTGGGCGGCAAAGGCAAAGGCTTGGTTGAGGGCGCTCTCCAGTTCTTGGCTGATGATCGAGAGTACGCTGTTGCTCTGCGCTTGGTCGATGCGTTTGGCCTCGGCAGATTCGGCGACAAACTTTTGGCCGAAGAGTTTGGTGACGCCAAGCGTGGACATTTGACCCTCCAGTGACTGGAGTTCTTGCATTTGGGCGTCAAAACTGGTGGCGTCGGCCTGGACGTAGTACGCCTTGTTGCCCGGTTGCATGGCAATGGCGTAGTTGACGCCCATCGTTGCGCTGCCCGTGGTGTCGTCCCAGCCCTCAAGGACGAGGGTGGGCATTGCGGCGATGTGGAGCGCGTGGATTAAATCGGCTTGGCGTTGGTAGTGCGTGATATTGAGGTTGGCAATGTCCAGCAACGGGGGTTGGGAGATCAACGCACCACGCCGGTTGCTGTAGATGGGGACGAGGGGGATTTCGTCGAGGCTGTAGCCGCCGGTTTCGTCGAGGCTGACGGTTTCAGTGCTGCGACCCAGTGTGTAGAGGTCGTAGCGGCCGGGGTAGATGACGCGCATTTCTTCGACCTGTTCTTCGCCAAACTCGTTCAGAGGGCGGACGTCGTAGTCGTGGATGCGGACTTGGAGTAGGCGGTTGGTGACGGGTTCCTTGCGCCAGCCCCAGATTTGGGGGGCGTCGACGTGCACGAAGTAGGGGCGGCGGCCTTGGGCGCGTTCCTCAGCAAGGTTGCGTGCGCCCATTGCTGCGGGGTAGTCCACCAGGATTGCGCTGTGGCCATAGGTAAGACTGCTTACCAACGCGCGGCGGGCGTATTCGTTGATGTTCGAGCCAATGCCGTCAATGTTCTGGATCAGTTCCAGCCAGTAGGGGTCGCCTTCGACGTGGATGGGTTTGCGCAGGATGGCACCAGCGGCAGTTTCGATCAGGCGGCTGGTGTAGGGGCTGAGGACGCTGCGGTCGACGCGGGTTTGGTAGGCGTCGTCGTCTTCGCGGGGTTCTTGGGGGAGATATGTCTCTGACATATCCCGGATGTAGTTGGTGCCGTGGGTTACGGCGGCCATGACGCTCCAGTCGGGCATCATGCCGATGACGTCCAGGCTGCGGACGAACGGGGATTCGCTGACTACAGCTCCAGTTGGGGGGATGTTGGCGCTGTAGACCACGGCTTGACTCCTACTTTGTACTTATTTTGGCAGGTTTAGTCGTCATCTTCCTCTTCATCGTCGGGATCGCTGATGGGCACCAGCACTTCGACGCCCTGGGCCAGCATGGTGACAAAACCGCCGAGGATTTCGGGGTTTTGGGGTGATTTGAATACGAAGGTGGCGTGCGTGAGGCCGTCCTCAGCGTCGATTTCGATGTGGACGCAGCCGCCGTTAACTGTTTGGATAGCCATTAGCGACTGATTTCCTCCCAGTCCATGGATGCGTGCACATTAGAAGTTGCGACGCTTGCTGCCACCAGCAGACTTAATTCGTAGGGTGTGGATGTAAGGCCATCACGTTCCAGTTGGAATTTGAAAAGGGCTTCTTTGAGAATGTCGACTGATGTGGTGCTCTGGTTGGTAGAGCTGAAATAGCCTTCGGCTAGGACGCGGCCACCGGTTGTTGCGGTGCCGGTCAGGTTGTATTCGACGCTGGAGTTGGTTCCTGCGCTAGTCCAGGTGCCGCCGGTGGTTGCGGCGGAGGCGACTACGCGCCAGGTGTAGTTGGCGTTGGCGGTAGCTGCCATGATTGATATGGCGGTAAGGATGACGATTGCATCAAGACGGGCGGACTTAAGGCGTAAAGAAATGACTGGGTAATAAGTGCCAGCGGTTGTGAGGGCGTGCGGAGATGTGATGGTGGTGCCGATGGCTTGTTGGAGGCCGCGAAGTTCGTAGCCGCCTTCGGAAAGAACAGTTGAGCAGACCTGTTTGAGGGTGCTAGTGCTTGCGGTGGCAGCGGTATTTGTTATTTCGTAGCGGAGAGGAAGTGATGCGGTTGTGATGTAAGTTCCGGTGATGATGTTGGCGTGGTGGAAGGAGTGGCAGTGGATGAATTTGCCGTTAATGACGAAACCGAGGCGGACGGTGCCGAGGCCGAGCCACTCAATGTCCATCCATAGAATTTGTGATTTTGTTATGTCAAGTGTGAGGTTGGAGGGGCCGGTGCCATCTAAGGGGTCGATGTTCCAGTTGGCTTTGGCGACGCGGGTTTCGACTATCGAGCCGGTGGAGGAGCTGCGTTCGACGAAGTTGAGGTCGTTGTTGGCTAGCTCTAGGTACATGCCGTTGCTAACGCCGTAGTAGCCGACGCGCTGGCGGAGGCCGGTTTTGGCGGCGGCCATCGTAAATGTCGACATCACCAGCAGGGATTTGCCCGGCTGGTACGAGAAGCACTTGGTGGTTTCGCGGATGACCTCGGAGCCGGAGGCGGTGGTTACGGCGAGGTTGACGAGGCCGGCGTTGGTGTCAAATGTTGAGCTGCCTCCGTTTGCTGTGGAGGTTGCCCACAACCCGTTATCGCTATAGCGGTGACTGGAATCGAAGAGGGTTAGCGGGGCTGATGTGCGGATGCGGCCGAAGGCGTCGGTTGCTCCAACAGAAGCAGCCGCGCCTCCGCCGCTGGCTGTGCCGAGTCCGTAGGAGGTGGTAATAGAGGAGTTATGTAGTAGGTAAGACATGAGGGAGGTTACTTTTTACCTTTTTTGGTGGGTTTTTTGGTCATGCCGGCCTCGGACATTGCGATGGCGATGGCTTGCTTGCGGGATTTCACTACGGGACCTTTTTTGCTGCCCGAGTGGAGTTCGCCTTTGCCGTATTCGCGCATCACCTTGGAGACTTTTTTCTGGGCGGCGGTCTTCTTTTTGGCGGCCATTACGCTCCAGAAGGGCTATTACCACACACGATAGTTGGTCTTACCAAGGTTCTCGGGTTTGGCAAGGTTGAAGGTTTGGAGGCAGAGGTAGCCCAAGGCGTCGAAAGCGTGGTCTACGCCAAGGTTTTTGTTGGGGAGGCCGGTGCCAGGGGCGTAGGTCAAGGTGCGGAGGGATTTGATTAGTTCTTTGCACTTGGGGTGGATGAAGAGGCGGCGCGTTCCAGTCGCATCGAGCAGGGCGGTGTTGACGCAGGTGATCTTGTCGCGGATTTTCCAGGGGTTGCGCGGGCTGGATACCGTGAAGCCAGACTTGCGCAGGATGTTGTGGTCCGTCGCACCAACGCCGCTGGTTTTGCGGGCGCCGCCTGTGGGGTCTGGGCAGGCGATTATTCGGCGTTCGACGCCGTAGCGGGATTGGATTTCTTCGCAGAGGTCCCAGGTGGTGGCGCCGCCGGTCATGATGATTTCGTCGAAGACCCAGAGCACGTCGCCCTTTTTGACCGCGCAGACCGCGCTCATTGGATCGACGTTGAAATCGACGCCGATCAGCAGTGGGAGGACGGGGAGATCTTGGACGCTTTTCTCGATGTTTTCGTCGCTGAAGCTGATGGCGACTAGACCGCTCAGGTTTTCGAAGCTCGCCTCAAACTCCTGGCGGAAGGTGCGGGGGTCGAGTTGGGCACGAGCAGCTTCAATTTCTTCTGGGGGGACGTTATCGCCGTCAATCGTCGTGAATTGCCAGCGGCTCCAGTCGTTGTCGCCTTCCTCGCAGTAACACCAGAGGTCATAAAACCAGCTAGCTGTGCCATCTGGGGTGGAGATGAACAGTGCCCAGCCTTGTTTGTCGGCTAAAGCTGGGCGGATCACCTCGAACCAGACTTCGCTGTCCATGAAGGCGGCTTCGTCGAGTACCACGCCAGCCAAACTGCGGCCTCGTAGGGCCATGGCGTTCTCAGTGCCCTTCAGTTCGATTGTCGAGCCGTTCACTAGCTCGATCTTGAGGTCGGTTTCGTTTTTGCTCTTGATCCAGGCTTTCGGGACTAGCTTTTTTAGGACTTTCCAGGCGATGTCCTTCGCCATCCGGTATGTAGGGGCCGCGTAAAAAAAGGTTTCGCCCGGCCTTTCGATCGCCCCACGCAATAATTCGATGCATGAGAGGTAACTTTTGCCGAATCGGCGGCCAGCTACCAGCACTCTGAAGCGTTTGCGGCTGCTGAAGACCTGACCCTGGGCGTAACGAAGGGTGAGTGCTCCAGCAGATTCGGGCATTTTTATGTAGGAGGGTACCTTCTAGGGTATTACAGGAATTGAACCCCTGCCCCCGGTGTGTAACAGAGGAAGGAATTGAGGATAAGTCAGTAGGTTCCCTGGGGGCTGTAACCGCCACGAAAAAGCCGGAGGTCACCCCCCGGCGTGTTGTGTACTAGAGTAGTGCCCACGCGGTGAGCACGGCGAGAACGGCCCAGAGGATCCGTTGCTGTTGCTGTAGGCGGCTGATGGTAGCGGCCTGGTGGTCGGTTAGCTCCAGCGCGGCGGAGATGATCTCGGGCTTACTGGCGCGTTCGGTGATGTTCACTGCGTCAGGCTCCCAGCTGGCGAGCTAGGCGCACGAGGCGCCAGAGTTCGGACATGTCTTCGGCACCACGTGTCGTGCCACGGCAGATACGATCAGCAAGCGCGGCAACATCACGGCTGAGATCGGCTTGCGTTTTGGCGGTTGTGAGCCAATCGCGGTTGCTGGTTTCGAGTGTAGTCATGGGATGGTTTCCCTTGGGACCCCCATAGTGTAGCACAGTGGAAGCCGTACCGCGAGGGATAGTGTCACACATTGTAATATTACAGAATGTGACAGCTGCCTAGCGGCCGAGCACCAACAGCCGGCATTCTGCCGGGCCGCGGCCTGTAGCCTCACAGCGTGCCAGCTGGCGGCTGTTGTCGGCACCCATAGCGAGGACGCCAGCGCCGATCAGTAGGACGGCGAATAGGTGAATGCGGAGCATGGGAAGCTTGATTGGCTTTCGCCTCCCATTGTCGCACACTATCGGCCAGCGGTCAACCCTGGCGCTTGTCTTCGACCGTGATATTGAGCGTGGGGGCAGCTTGCGCCGCTTGCTCCTCTGATAGCTCGCCAGCAGCACGACCCAAGGAATCGAGGATGTGGCAGGCGACTTGATAATTGCCCTTGCGCACCGCTCTGCGCAGCAGTGCCAAGCGGTTTGCGGTAACGATGTTCAACATTTCCTCACGATCCGCGGATCGCTCCTCTCGCAGAAGCACCATGGCTTTTGCGAGATCATCGTGAGCGGTGCGAATACTGACATTGAACTTAGAAGCGATAAGTTCAGCGTTAGCACGCCGGGTATTTCCCTCCAGCAGCAAGCTGTAGGCGTAGTTCACTCGCTCCTCGATTCGAGCCTGGGAGCTAGGTCCACCACGCCAGCGCTTTGACTCATCGTTGGCCACGCTGGTTTTCTTTACATCTTGGGCCTCAGATTCGGGCACGTTGGAGTCACAAACTCGATAAGCCCATGCTAACCTCCCACGCTGTCACGTTTGCCCACAAAAAAGCGACCCGTTAGGGTCGCGGGCTGCTGATCGGTGGGAGCGTGCCGGTTAAACGCTACGGAATACCAGCCACTCACCGCCGCCAATGTCGTGCAGCCGGAAACCATCGCCAATCTCCAGCTCGTGCCAGGCATCTGCCCAATCTATGCAGGAGAACGGCCACCGATTCCAGCCGATGCCGTCAGGCGAAGTGGGCAGCATCGTTTCCTGCGCCAGCTCCTGCGCGAAGTCGGCGCCGGCCTTTTCCTCGTTGTAGCCTTCGGCACGGCCCTGGTAGGCATCCTCCACGTTTTGCGGGTCGATACCATCAAGCTCCAGGCGTGAGATCAACTCAGCCCAACCTGCCGGATCGTCTCCATCGAGTCCTAGCGTCTCCAGCGCTTCTGTCCAATCCTCACCAAGCCAGAAGCCGAAGCAGGCGCCGTCACCTTCTGACGCGCCGAAGTAAAAGCCGACCGGCGCCGCGTCTTGGAGCGTATCGGTGAGATCCTCCAGCACTTGCGCGGCGGTTTCGTCGTTCCAGTCAGACTCGCTGGAATCCTCACCGACCAGGCGTTCCAAGCTGGCAAGGGTGCCGGGATTGATCAGCGCCGGACGGTCTGCCAGCTGCGCCAGCTGTTCGGCGGTCTGCCAGTACTTCGGCAGGAGATCCTCCAGCCGTAGCGTGGCAGTGCTGACGATCCACGGGAAGGATGCCAGCTGTTCTGCGGTGTAGTGGGTCATAGTGTGAGCCTATGGGTTGGGTCTCGTGAAATACAGTAAGCCCGGACGGGCCAGCCGTCAAGCTGCGCAAGTGGGATAAGCGTTCAAATACTCCAGGATGTATTCCCGGAGCGAATCGAAACCGTCGCGCCAAGGGGCGGCAGAATCACGGGCCGCAAATACGCTCAGCCCCAACTGCTGTAGGGTCCGCACCCGATCAGCGATGCTCTCGCCGTCCCAATCGCTGGAAACGGCGTCACACTCCAGCTGGCTGTGATCGTCTTCACTGATCAGCGGATAGGACTCCAGCGATTCAACCGTCTCCAGCACGTCAACCGGAGCGCGCAGCAGATCCAGCACGACGCCGCGACCGTTCCACCCATACCCCACTTCTAGGATTCCACCGAGCGGGTCGGGTGTGCTGGCCGGATCGGTTAACACCCGATAGTTGGAGAGACCCACTAGGCCAGTGTCGCTGTAATCGCTGTAACCGCAATAGGACGGCACGAAGCCGAGCGACACGCCGCGCCAGTGCTCAGCTAGGCAAGTTGCAAGGTGCTCGGTGTGGTCTTGGTGCCATTGGTGGCTGCAATCCGTCTCGGGTTCGCCGTCTCGGATCAAAACCCAATGGCCCTGACAGCCGCTAAGACGGTCGATCCGTTCCAGCAGTGCGGGCGATGTTTTGACGTTTGCCATGGTGGGATCGTCTCCCTAGGTGTTCGCCCGGAATCCTAGCCTGCGTGCCAGCCCTCCCCTGCCGTTACTGTTGCACATCTTAACGTGGCTGGCAGCTGGCGGGGTTGCTGGTACTGTTAGAGGGCAGTGCCCAACCCTTAGGCATGTTCACCAGCCAGAGAGAACGCAAAGAAAACCGAGAGGCAGAGCGGGAACAGCTGCGCTTAGAAAAGCGCCACTTACGCGACCTGCGTTGGGCGATCGAGCGATCGACCGTTGAGGCTTCGGATTGGGCAGATCTGCTAGCGCTCCAAGCTGCTCACGGCAAGGAAGGCCCGATCCAGCTATGGCGCGAGCTGGTTCCCTACTGGCGAGACTGCCAGCGGATCAACGGCGGAGCCGACCTGCCGCCAGAACTTTCTCCACAAGCTACGGGACTTTTTCCGCGCACACCAGAACCGGCCCCAGCTGCCCCAGTCAATCGGGCAAAGCCCGGTAAAGGTGCACCGCGAAAGGTTCGCTCTGATGCGGGTAAGGCTCAGCCATCACGCAAGGCGCGAACGTCCGCCAACCCGTAGCGCTCCACCGCTTCCCAGTAAGCTGCCACCGCGTCCGCTTGGGTGCGGTGGTATCCCAGCCACTTAACCTTGCCATTTATGCGGATTTGAGCCTGCCACTTACGCTTGCGCTCCACCCAAGTTCCGCCAAAGTTAGGGCGGTTCTGAATGTTTTGGCGTGAAGTAACGTCGCGTAAGTTCCAGGGTCTGTCATTTAAGGGGTTTTGATCTATGTGATCAAGTTCATGAATGGGCCATTTACCTGTTATGAATGCGAAAACAGCTCGTGCATAAGCAGTGCAGTATGAATGACCGTCCCAGTGAATGCTGATTGCTTGCCTAGTTCTTCTACCTTTAGTTCGTACATAGTTGCCATGAATGATTCTTCCAGTTCTGCGGTTACAGAACTTTCCAGTGAATGGATTTAACGAATACCGCTCCCAAAGCAGCTCAACGGAAGGCAAAGGTCTAGACTGTGACATGACGGCCTGTTAGGTAGGTTGTCCGGCCTGAGGTGGGTACGAACCACGCTCAGGCAACCATTGTACCAGCGGATCTCGCCTTGAGACACACTTGAGATCCGTAAGTATTGGGTGAATAACCGTTCCAGGCAATACTTGAATGGTCAATAACCGGGATTTATTGAAATTATGAATGGTGGATAATTAGGCTTCACGCTGAAGCCTGGTTTTCGTCCGAGCGAAGCGAGGACTGAAGCGCGTCAAAATAACGTTCCACCCTATCCATGTAGGCAGTCTCAGCTCGCTTAAGGTCGTCGGCGTCTAGTGAATGGGTTTGGGGGGCACCGCAGCGGCGTGCCAGCACGATCATTGCTCCAGTGGCTTTTAAGCCGGTTAAATGTGTTAAACCTAGGCTATATGCACCGCATTGATGTACATATGAATGGGATGAATCGAGATTTTTGCGGTTTACTGAGGTCTTCCAGTCCGTTACAACTAATCCTGAATGGCCTTTGAGTGTTAGCAAGGCGTCTGCCGTTCCAGCGAAGCCGGCGGGGTGGTGAATGGAAAACTCCGAGGCGAAAATTTCGGTGACGTTTTCGGCGATCCAGTCGGATAATCCTCGGGCGTAACCTTTGGCGCTAAAACCTACCGGGGGAACATTGGGGCGTACCTTTTTGAGTGCCCACTGTGTGATGGGGGCAGGAATACGCGCCAGGCCTTGATCGTCCCAGCGAATTGCATTGCGTTTGTTTGCTGTATTGCGGGCTAATTGTTGGGCCGTTTTTAATAAATATTCTGCTTGATTGTGCGCCATGTTGCCTCTTGTGGCGGCAATATTGCGCTGTTGTGTAGCTTCAACGGGGCCGAGGCGTTGCTCCCAACGTACCAGCCCGCTTGTGTCGCTTGTTTCTTTCAGGATGCGGGTGACACTGTGGTAGATCGTGCCAGCTTGGTCTCGGTAGATCCTGCCGCCGGGGTCGGAGGTGTCGTCTCGTTCCAGGTTCCAACGCCTTAATCCAGCAAGGGTGTCTTGTGTATTAGGCATTGGATACTCTTTCCCATTTACACCTTACCAGCAAAAAAGCCCCCGGTAAAGGGGGCCTTGAAAATTTGATGCAGTGATCAAGCAGCCTTAAAAGGGTTGGCACCCTCGATCAGGCGGTTAATGTCGAAGCCCTCAGACTTTGCTTCGAGCCAAGCGGCATCAATGTGTTCTTGGCTCCCTTTCTTTCGGGGGACGGGGCGCACCGTGTACTCAGTCAGCAGACCGGAGCCTTTCTTTGAGACGGTGAAGTCCCACTCCAGCAGTTCGGAGTAGTCCTCCATCTGACTGATCTGATCCAGTTCCTTAATGATCGACTTTTGGGTGATCTGCAGAACTTGGACTTTGCCGGAATCGTATGTAAATACGGGAAGGGCGATGAAAAACTTGACGTCTACCGTGCCAGGGCCACCGCGACCTTCACGAGGCTCGAAGTCGCCCATTTCCGCGATTACGTCCTCGTAGGTGGGTTCTTCGAGGAAGCGGAATGGCTTGTTGGTGCCGTTGGCAGAACCCCAAACTTCGTAGCCTTCGAGGGGTTCGTCGCTGAGCAGCGCAAAGCGCACCGAGCCACCGTCAGGCAGCTTCGACAGCGACAGGTAGCCACCGCCTGTACCAGAGCCGGAAACGGCGGCGGAGGCAGCTTTTGAAAGGAGAGCCATGATGCTTTGTGTCTTGGGATGGTCGCCCCACTGGGGCAACGTCTGTAACAGTAACACAGGTTTGACAGCCTGGCTACCATGAGAAAACGCCCTGCTGCCAAAAGGCTTCAGGGCGTAGTACCTATTCTCATGTGAGACTCTAGCATGTCGCAAAGTAAGACGCAAGAGCTGCTCGCCTTTGTGCGTCAGTTACCTGTGGGGCCGGCTTACGCGCCCATCTATGCCAAGGGGCAGGTCTTCGGGAAGCACGATGACGTTTCCAAAGGCAAGGCGCCCCACGAGGATTCGCACCACCGGGTGATGAGTCCTGCTGACGTTGCGCTGCTGATTGAGCGCAAGCCGGAGGTGTTCAAGGCTGTGGGCCTCTTCACCGGGATTCGCAGCGGCGGTCTCGTGATTCTTGATGTGGACGCAAACCTGTCCACGCTGCGGAAAAAGTGGGGCAACACGCTGGACGGCGCTCCAGTGGTGACGTCGACCAAGAAAAACGCCGCGAAATTTATCTTCCGGGTGCCGGAGGAGCAGCGCTCCAAGGTCAAGGGGATCAGCGGAAGGGTCACAGGAGCGGGCTACGAGGTCCTGTGGGGGATGCAGGGCGTTATTGCGGGTGAATACCCCGGCAGTAGCGACGGCAAGGCTCCTAGCGGCTTCTACGCGCTCCAGGGAGACCTATCGGCGGTGCCTGAGGCGCCGGAGTGGCTGCTGGCGGAGATGCGGGCTGCGAAGGAGGCTGACGCGCCAGTGCAGGGACTCATCAAAAACCGCAAGGGGCTGGATTTTGCGGGGCGGACTGAAGACGAGCTGTTTTGGCTTGTGAAGGACTGCCTTTCGGTGTTGCCACACCTTGGGCGCGGTACAGAGGACTACTGGTGGTCTATCGGCGCGATGATCGCCGAGGAGCTTCCTAACGAAAAAGGTCTGACGCTTTGGTCGGCCTGGAGTTCGGAGGATCCGGCTTTTGAGAAGGATTGGGCAGATGGCAACCCCTGTGAGGCGAAGTGGCCTCACATCCTTAAGAGGGCTGGGCGTCCCGGTAACAAAGGGCTCGGGTCGCTGATCTACCTCGCCGATGAGTACGACCCCCAGCGCCAGCGCTTTGGTGATCTCAGCCGTGAAACTCTCCAGCAACTGGAGAAAGACCGCGCTCTGAAGTTTGAGCAGGTCTACATCGACGGCAAAGACCTGCTGGAACAAGCCCAGAAGATTGAGGAGGAGATTGAAAATCCGGCGCTCCAGGATCAGGCGAAGCATGTCTTGGCGCTGAGGGCTGGTCGTCGGGAAGGAGCTTTGGCAATCGACAAGCTCCTGATGATGAACATGCTCTACGGCGATTCAGCGGGGCTCCAGCCAGTGTCTGTCGATCAGCTTGATGACTCGCAGCTTGATGAGTACCTCGTGCCAGGGCTGCTGCCTAAGCCTTGGGTGCTGTTGCTGCACGCCGATGGTGGTACCGGCAAGACGGCTGCCTGTCAGACGCTGGCTAAGCACCTGAGCCAAGGCATTGGCTTTGACGTGTACGGCGAACCAGTGCCGGTGCAGAAATCGAAGGTGCTGTGGCTGAACGGGGACCAGAACCCCAAGACGCTCAAAAAGCAGTTCAAGCGCATGGGCGTGGACTTCGGCGTGGACATCGTTGGCGAATGGGATATGGCTTGGTACCGCCGCTTCTGCAAGATGCAGCAGGCGAACCAGTACGACCTCGTGGTCATTGATTCGCTGGATGGCTGCAACGACTCAAACCCTTACGAGGAGAACCGCAGGGAGTACGCCAAGCCCTTGAAGATGCTGGCCAAGCGGAATGGGCGCGACTTTCCCGCTTGCACCTTCATCGTCATTCACCACAACACCAAGACCGGCACGTTCCGGGGTACCAGCGCTATCCGGGCGGCTGTGGATGAGACCTGGAACATGCGCAAGCTCAGCGAGGAGGAGCTGGTGCAGCGTGGGCTACGTCCCAGCAGCCGCGTCATCAGCATCGAAAAGTCCAGGGGCGACCGTGAAGGGCTCCAGATGGTCTTCACGCTCAACCGGGACTTCACCTACAGCATCAACCACCTGCCGCCTCGGATCGAGTACCCCACGGCCCAGCAGTACGTGGTGGATGTGCTGCGGGTCATGCGCAAGCACAAGGAGCGGGCGTGGTCTCGGATGGACCTCGATCAGTGCTCTGAGCTGGACGGTGGCACACGCTCCAACAGGTGGGCTCTGGAAAGCCTGTTGGCGCAGGGGCTGATTGAAGAGGTTGGCCGTATGAGCCAAGGCAGAGGACGTCCTGCTGTGTACTACAAGGCGGTTCTGGATGGCAGCGTTCCAGGGGGTTCCTTATATACACAAAAAATTAACGGCAAAAAAGAAGAAACCCTGTCTGGGACTGGGATTGCAAATGACGTTAAATGCCGTTCGGAGGACCTAGCGGCAAAAATAGAGAGTCCTGGTCCTGTAGTACAGAAGGTGTCGGAGGCTGAGCTGGCACGTCTTCAGGACTACGCCACGGACATCTGGAGCTGAGACGGCGGGATTTTTGCCACTGGGGTGCCGTAAATGGCCTCCAGCGGCATTTTCTGTCATTTAAAAACCCAGTGCCTGCAAAGGTTTTGGATTTTTGCCGGCGTTTTACGTGTGTATATAAAGGGGTAGCGGTTTTTCCGCTCCTGAGCTATTGTTCTCTTGTCATCCAATGCGGGATGGGGACGACCGTGCCAGCGGTACGTCCCGACCCGGATGACCTGACCTCTCACGCGGCCCTCCGGGTCGCATCATCAGATGCCTGAGCAGTACGTTATTCCGTCCGAGTGGCGCCGGGAAGTTTGGATTACCGACGTCGCAAACTTTCCAGACCCAGAATTCACAACGTTCCAGGAAGAGTGGGACTACCAGTACATAGACAGTAAAGGTGTACTGGCTGACTTCAAGCGTTTGATTCTTGGTAGCAATAGTCTCGTTACACGCAACGGTAAAGAATTTAACCGTCACTACCGAGGCAGACCTGAAACTTTTTACTGGTTTGCTATTGCAGCTATCGAGCTAATTAACAATCCTGATTCCTACTACCGTCAAGCGCACACAGGGCAACTGAACGGCGTATTTGTCGTTAATTACGCCAACATGATTGATATAACAGGGCTTATGGAAGCTTTGGATGGCACTAAGACTAAGAACCGAAAGCACCTTTTGTCACCAAGATTTGGGGCGTTGTACGCACGTTTGTTCAACCGATATTGCCCTGCTTTGCGCATTGATGATTACTTAAAAGTCGAACCACGGGAGCCTCGGCGTGGTATGTGCCCTAACTGTGGGTGTATTTACGAGCACTTGACACAAGACTTTATTACAGCAGACAGTCCGCAATACGAAAAAGCCCGTGAAAATTTCTTTGGGCAGGTGGATTACCGCAAAGATCGGGACGACAATGGCTAGATGACGTTCCAGACGCCTAACTTTTTCCTAGGGCTCATGCGGGTTGTCGCTTGGGCTTTTTGGAGGGATCCCGTGGCTAAGCCTGAACCGCCCCAGCCGAAGCGTCCCAGGAAGCCGACGCTGGGCTACACCGTCGGGGACATTCCCTACGAGCTGCTGGCCGTGGTGCGGGTGTCCTGGTACCGCAAGGGCATGGCCTACGAGGTCGAGGAGTACCAGATCGAGGAATCCGACGATGCGGTGCCCCAGTTCCACTACATCGTTGGCACGGCGCTCAAACAGGGCGCGGACGTGTGCGTACTGACCCAGTACGAGCCTGCCGCGCTTGGTGTGCCAGAGTAGAAGGGTTCCCGCTCTGCTTTGGCATCGGGCTACAGGGGACAACCCTGGACTGAGGTTGTCTTAAACGAAGTTCACCCATAAAAGTGTGCTCGCCCTGTCCCCTAATTAGGTGGCCGGTGGCTGGTCCTCACGCGGTGCCAGCCTGTTGCCCGCAGCCGGCCTCTACGGGACCGCCTAGTTCCTCCAAAAAGGGACTAGGCGCAAAACCTAGCCAGCACCAGCCACCTCACGCGGATGTAACGAAATGCGACAGCCCGGCCTTGCGGTTGGGCTGTTTGTGTGCAACACTAAGGGCAAGCCCGGAGAGCCGGGCGGCCCTGTTACTGAATTACAAATGGATCAATTTCACACTCCAGTCGAAAACACCAAGCTCAGTCCGTGGTTTTTTGCGGTCAACTGGGGCGTCCTCACGCTCCAGCAGAAGATCGCCGACATGGAAGCTATGGGCATGAACCCGATCTACGACATTGCACAGCTCGAAAAGCTCCAGGACTTGGAGCAGTTCCTCAAGATGAGCTGGGATGCCTGGCTGGATCGGATGGAAACCATCAAAACTGCTCAGGAGGTCAAGTGAAGGTACTGGACATTGAGGAGCTGCGATTTGAGGGCGACCACCTTGTTGTCGATGCCCTTGTTGATGACGCTGTTCTGGTCTATCCGCAGACGCAGCTCGACCCGCCCGAATGGGGGCCTGCCTTGTGCCGAGGCACCCTCTACTTTTCAGATGAAGACTTGATTCCAGCCACCGATGCTCAACTCCGGGCCATGCTCACCGAGCGCGTCGATGACTGGTCTCCAATCGACACGTCTGATTGGGACGTCTGAAGCTCGTGACCTGCGTAACCAAGACGACTATGACGATTGGGAAGTAGGTCTAGAGCCCATACCGGGGGATACGCACTGGGTCAGGGTTCGCACCTTGACCCAGCTTTACCGCCACCTCATCTACGTGTTTGCCACCAGCGACACCATCAGTTCCACCAGGCTGGCCAACCTGGCCATCCACGAGATTCTCAAGTTGAGACTCACGGATCTCACCCGGTTGAGGCAGCAGGATCCAAACTTTTTCGCATGAATTACGACGAGTACTACCGCCAGTCGCGTGGCTATGGCTGGGACGACATGCGCCAGCTACGCTCACAGCCGAGGCGTGCCAGCACTACCGTGCCGGAGGCTTTCAAACACCAGTTCAGTGACCCGGCGGCTTATGACGCTTGGGTCGCTGAAGAACGCAAACGCTATTTTTCCTGATGACTGAAAATTCGATGGTGCCGTTTTACCGTTCCTATCTGCTGAACGGGCGGACCATTTATCTGGACAAGCTTTCTGAGCTTTCGGACTCGGAGCTGCATCTTCTCAACGTCGACACCATGGCTGCGCTCCAAGAGGCGCGGCATGAGTACGAGAACATCGAAAACAAACAGTCCGAGGAAGCTGGTCCGGCATACCGCAGGCTGAAGGTGGCTGGTTATTTTCAAGCCGCAATCAAACTTGAACTCGAATCCAATTAATCATGCAACGCTTTTTACTTGCTTTGGCACTTGCTTTCAACGCTCCAGCACTTGCACATCACACAGGTCGGGAAGTTACTGCAACGGTCTATCACCCGGAATACAACGGGGAAGTTGCGTATTGCGGTGGTGTGTATTGGCATTGGGGAGTGAGTGCTGCGCACCCTTGGCTGCCGTGCGGCACCAAAGTGCGTGTTTCGCACCAAGGACGTGTGTTGTTAGTGCCGATTACGGATCGATGTGACTGTGGCAGCATTGATCTTTCCGCTGGAGCAGCACATCGCTTAGGTGTTCCACTTGATGGAACAGCGACTGTGCGGATTAGCTACTAGTTCTACACACTTCTCTTTCTCATGACTGACAAAAACCATCCGATTACTCCGCCGCAGTGGCAGGTTGATGCCTGGTGCAAACAGGCTCTAGCCATGGGCGCTGATGTTGACTCTTTGTTTGTTCAGGCTTACCAGGCTGGCGCTGATCAGGAGCTGGAGGCGTGCTGTGAGTTGCTAGTTGCAGATCACTGGGAAACTTTAAGCCGGGGTCTCCGCACCGCCCGCCGCACCAAGCCGCCGAGCTTGAAGGCAGGAGCGATTGAAGTTTTAGATGAGCTAGATGGTTTGTTCGAACTTCCTGCGGGGCACTACAACACAATTCTTCGTGCATTGGAGCAACTCGATGACTCCCTATGAGAAGGAAGTACAGAACATGCACTTAATTAAAGAGTGGCTTCAGGTGGAATCAGGTAGTCCTACAGGCTTGATTTGGAAGAAGCAATCCAATTACGGGCACGGGCGTGCCAAAATTGGTCGTCCCGCTGGATCTCCATCGGGAAAGGGTTATTGCCGTGTAATCCTCAATAAAATCCCATTTTGCTGTCACAGACTTGTGCTTTGGCTCACGGGAAGCCAACCATCACCAAGTGATTTTTGCGATCATATAAACCGCAACAAATCTGATAACAGACCAGAGAATCTGCGGTGGGTCTCTAGGTCAACAAATATGGTAAACACTGTAGTCCGAAACAAGCACGGCTTTAAGTATGTTTGCTTCAACCCAAAGGGTGGTAGGTACAGGGCTCAGTGGGGACGCACTGAGATTGATGGCGTAAAAATGTTTTACGTCGGCACATACGACACCCCTTATGAAGCGCACCTAGCTGCGCTAGCTCATCGTCTTGAGCATCATTGGAATCCCTAAGCCAAGCTTCGTATCCAACATCACTAACCACCTCAATGAACTCTTCTCAACGCGCCATTACTGCACTGATCTTTCTTGTTCCTGTGCTTGTAATCGCTCTTCCTATTTGGTGGATCCCACAGAAATGGCAAGCCTGCGGGAAACTGTACGACAACCTCCCTGCCAAGATCATCTGCTTTAACTCAAGCAACTAAGCCCTCCTAGTCCGATCAACTTCTATGTCTGAGTTTCCGTTTATCTACGTCTGCAGCCACGCGGGGAAGATCGGCAACATCCGCTGGGTCAACGCGGACACGCGCTATCCCGCATCCCGGCGCTGGGAAGATCCTCAAGCACAACGCGGTTACTGGGGCCGTTGCGGTCTAGTCAACTCTCCGGGATCTCCAGATAGTTCACCGCCGCTCCCCTAGTTGGACTAAGTAATGCTTGAAACTCTTATCGAAAATCGCTGGTACTGGGTGCGCTTTCGGGCATCTGATACCTATGTCGATCCTTTCGGGGATGGTCCCTGCGGTGATTGGTTCCCAGCGATGTATTCTCCACGAGCTGCGGGTGGCTGGACTAATGGCGATTGCTGGGAGGACTTCGACCGCGAAGTCACCGAGTGGCGCTTGATCCCGCTGCCCGAATAGTTGACACAACACCACTCTTCCCTACTACACTGCACACGTTCCAAACCGATGAACATGTACATCCTTTCGGAAGCTCAGTTTGATCAGGTCATCAAAGCTCTTGATGCTGCCCGCTTTGCTCTTGATACGTGCCAGCACGTGGAGCTGGATCTGACCAATCCCAAGCAGACGATCCCGCTGCCCGCTGGCGAGAAAATTGTACGTACAACTGCCGTACGCCAGTCTCAAAGTAAGACTCGTAAGTCCAGCCGCAAGGGACGGCGTGGGGTGTCGGTGTTGAACGATGCCAAGGTGCTAGAGATCAAGCGTCAGCTGGCTGCTGGTGGGAAGTCTGTCGGCAAAATTGCCAAGGAGTTCGGCGTTCACCCCACCACCATCAACTGCATTAAGTGGAATAAGACCTGGAAGCATGTGGTGCTCCAGCAGGAAACCGTTGCGGCTGCGGCGTGATTCTGGCGGACATCGACATCTTCACGCTGGCGCGGAGGGAGCTTGTCATTCCCTTCGATAAGGAGCTGGTGAATCCAGCGAGTCTCGATGTGAGACTCGGCGAGAACTTGCTAGTCGAGCAAGAGGAACATCCTGCATTACTGCCTTACTCCATTGCTGGGGCGACGCAGGAAAAACCGTTCTTGCTCCAGCCGCAGCAATTCGTCCTTGCGGAGACGGTCGAGGAGTTCAAGCTGCCCGACTGTATTGCTGGGCAGCTGGCGCTCAAGTCGAGCAGGGCTAGGGAAGGAATCGAGCACTTACTTGCTGGGTATATCGACCCTGGATACTGCGGGAGGCTAACGCTGGAACTGCAAAATGCGCGGATGATGCACCCGGTTGCCTTGTGGCCCGGGATGCGGATTGCGCAGATTGTGTTCCACCGCATGTCAATGCTGCCCGCCAAGGACTACTCCATGACCGGGCGGTATCAGGGTGACAAGGCCGTTCAGGGTTCCAGGGGATGAGCGATCCAGTGCACCACCCCCGTCATTACACGGCGGGCAGGTTTGAGGTGATCGAGGTGCTTGAGGATTGGTCGCAACATGCGCCGGATCCTGTCGCTGGGTCGCTCCAGTGGCAGTGCCTGAAGTACCTCAGCCGGATGTGGCTCAAAAAGGATCCGCTAGAGGACGCGAGGAAGTGCCACTGGTATCTCACGCGGTTGATCAATCGACTGGCTACCGAGGCGTACCGGAAAAAGTGAGGCATCAGGGGGTGCTTGTGCCTCATTTGAGGCACTGGTGGCGGGTTGTCGCCAAGGCACTGGGAGAGAAGGCGCACCAGCACGACCGGATTGCTGATCAGGTTGCACTGGTGCGCTTTTTTATTCTCGCCGCCTACATGATTACAAACGTGTTTATTTGCGCCGGGGTTATTCGGCATTGGAACAACTGACTATTACTTGACCCATGGTTACTACTAAACCTTTCAAACGCGGCGAGGAAAATTTTGCCGCGATTTTGACGCCTGAACTTGTGCAAAAGATGCGCAAACTCCAGGCAGAGGGGTGGTCTTACCGAAAACTTTCGGATGAGTTTGATGTGGATCCCAAGCACGCTTGGCGCATTTGTAAAAGGCTTGCCTGGAGCTGGGTTGACTGATGCGCTGCGCTAACTGTGATCACGAGCGGATTGATGTGGACCGCACTTGCCACGACACCACCGAGTCAATTCTTCGCAAAAGGAAGTGCTCCAAGTGTGGGTACTCTGTTTTTACTGTTGAGGTAGAGCTGCCGCACGGGGCTGCAATGCACTCCCAGAAGCATCTGCTTCGACGTTTACCTGGATTTTTACGTGTTCATTTTTCGTGATGGCGATTTCGATCAACAGCAGGCCGTGCCAGAAGTGCGGTAAGCACACAACCAACCCGGTGATGTGTATGAAGTGTTATCGCTCCAGTGAGGCTGGGTTACTGGAGATTCGCATGGAGCGGCTTCGGCTCAGCTACAAGCCCCAGGAGGATGGGGGTCCATGCAGATGCTGCATACATTGGGAAAAGCGGTGTTTACTGGGACTTCCCGAGGGTGGGACACTCGCGGCGGCGGAGTTGTGCTCGGCACGGGAGCTTGACAGCCTGCTAGAGTAGTAGGGTACAAGTTGCCCTACCAGGCTTGGACTTCCTTCAAGGGATCGAGCACCTCCACACGCTCGACGGCGAAAAGCTCATCGCTTTTGACTCGGAGACGACGCAGCTCCAGCCAAAAATGGGCGGGATGCGGTTACTGCAGTTGGGCGCTCCAGGCAAACAGCCTGTGGTGCTCGACTGCTTTGCGTTGGATGACAACGACTGGATTGAGGTCGAGGAGTTTTTCAGCGTGGAGCGCACATGGGTGGCGCACAACGCGGTGTTCGATCTTGGCTGGCTGCAGGAGCACGAGATCTATCCAGCGGGCAAGATTTTGTGCACCATGCTGGCAAGTCGGATTCTTACCAACGGAATGCCCAACGTGAAGCACGGGCTCCAGCACTTGGTGAAGCGCTACCTGCACGAGGATATTTCCAAGGAGGAGCAGAAGAGTGACTGGTCTGGGGATCTGACCGAGAGTCAGCTGGAGTATGCCGCCAAAGATGTGCTGGTATTGCTCGACTTGTACGAACAGATTCAGCAGCGGATGGCGACGGCTGCGCTCCATCCGGCTTGGTACTTGGAGTGCAATGCGCTGCCGGCGATGGCGCAATTATGGCGAACCGGCCTTCCCTTTAATAAGGAAGCGCTTATTAAAGTTATCGAGGATTTGGATATCGAGCACCACGAGGTTGGTGAGAAGTTCATTGAAGATTTTGATGCTGCGTTGCCGCAAGGGCACAAGCTGTGTCGCGGGATTGACGGCAGTTTGCTGTACCAGACAAAGCCGGGCGCTAAAGGTAAAAAGGCTGACTCGGATGTGTTTAATCTCAACAGTCCTGCGCAGTTGCTGAAAAAGTTTACGGCGCTGTTGGGTGAGCCTCCGATGGATGCCAAGAGCAACAAGCCTAGTGCTAGCAAACTGGCGCTCCAGGAATATGTAGGCGAGCACAAGGTTGTGGCGGATTATTTGAGATGGAAACGGGTGGAGAAACGTCGGCAGATGGCTGAAACTTTGTTGAAGAACTTGTCGAAAGATGGGTTTATTCGTGCCAGTTACATGCAACTTGGGGCTGATACCGGAAGGATGTCATGTATGAGTCCAAATCTCCAGCAGATTCCGCGTGATCAGCGGTTTAGGGCTTGTGTGCAGGCGCCAGAAGGTTACAAGTTTGTTGTAGCAGATTACGGGCAGATGGAGCTGAGGCTAGCGGCGGCAGAAGCTAAGGATTCTCTTATGACTCAGGTGTTCCAGCAGGGGAAGGACCTTCATACGATTACGGCAACGCAGATTTACGGGGTCGCGGAAGATGCGGTTACGAAGGAGCAGCGGCAAGTCTCAAAATCGGCAAACTTCGGACTTCTCTACGGCAGTGGAGCCAAAGGACTCAGGAACTACGCAGCAGCAATGGGGATCCAGATGGATCTTGATGAGGCTGCGGAGGTGCGGGAAAAGTTCCATGCTGCATATAAAGGCATCTCCGCATGGCAGCGCAAAAATGCTAGAGATGCTGATGCGGCTAAGGACAATCCATCTATCCGCATACGCATCTCGGGCTTGCGGCGGTTTTTACCGGGCGAGAACAACAAACTCACTACCCGCTGTAATACGCCAATCCAGGGAGCCGGTGCAGCAGTCCTCAAACTTACTCTCGGCAAACTGTGGCCGTTACTTCACGCCGACGGGGAAGATGTTGTGCGCTTGGCCGGCGTGGTGCATGACGAGATCATCCTGCTCGTCGCTGAAGAACACGCAGACACCTGGGCGCTCCAGCTGCAATCCGTGATGGAGGAGTGTGAGGCGAAGTGGTTGGGCGAGATTCCGCCGCTTGCCGAGGCTAAGGTCGGGGATAGCTGGGACCAAGCAAAGTGAGCTTCGAACAGGTCGTCGAGGAGTACGAGTACCGAGTGCGGATGCACCCGCGCCACGGTGGTACGCACGACCTGTACGTCATCGCTCCAGATGCTTTCACCGCAAGGATGAGGGCTCTGGAGCGTTGCCCTGAGCGGCACATTCAGTCGATCCTGCGAGTCTCAGAGTTAGACCAGTGAGTCCAGCCAGCACAGGCCGCGAATTAGTGATGGAGTGGTTGATGCGGGAGATTCGTGCGGCCAAAACCAGCGATTTGCACAGAATGGCGGCGTTTTTGGAGTTTGCGCGGAGGGTAAGGAAGGGCTCCAGGCAGCAGAGGACTGGGGCGCGACTGGCGCAGTCCAATTCGTGGCGGAAGGATGTGGATGAGGACGTGCGCTGGCGTGTCTAGTGTGTCGCAGTATGCTACTGTGTAGGAGATTACAGACGAGTTATGCCGCTGCGACACGGGCAAAAGTGGTACGTGCAGTTGTTGCTGGACAACCACCGGTACAAACTGGCGCAGGATCTTGCGGCGGCAGAAGGCAAGAAGTTGACAGCCATGCTCCGGGAAATGGTTTACGTCGCCCTGGAGAAAGCTGTGCCAGCGTCGGATTACAAGGCGGCAAAAGCTGCGGATGAGGCCGCTTGGGCTGAGTCGGTGCAGCGGCGGGTGCAGGGAAGGATGCGTTCCAAGCAAGAAGAAAAAGTGTCAGAAACTGACGCATGAGACTCAGTTGTGTTTCGATACATACCAACGCAGACTAGGTAAAGGCACTAGATTCACACAGTAGTCACACACAGGCAGATGACGCGCTATGTCGTCATGGTCGAGGATCGCTGGGTTACGGCGGTTTACGACTCTGGTAAAGGAATCGGTTTCACCAGATCCAAGGAGGACGCATCCTCGTGGGTCACATACGAACGGGCTGTCGCTGCGGCGAGAGCTGTTGCTGAGTGCACTAACAGCAATGTTGCTGTGCATAGCGTTGATGAACCCGCGTATCCCCGGTCATGGAAGTAGTACCGTTCCAGAACCAGCAAGACCCGGAGCTGCGGCTCGGTGAAGGTCGCTCACGCACCAGTGCAGAAAAAGCGCAGCTTTTCGAGCTGAAGATTTGGCTGCCGGGACAGGGGGCGATGCGGGATTTGATTCGGGCGGAGTCGCTCCAGCAGGCGCTTACCTTTGCCGCAAATCGTTACCCGAATTGCAAGGTTGAGGTGCCCGAGACTGCGGCGAAAAAGCCTAGGCTGGTGCGCTCCAGGCGTGGGCCGAAAGAAAAGGCCCGCCAAAACTTACGCATCGTGGAGGCTAAGCGTGAGCAATCAAGTCACTGAGCTGGATCGCCAGAACTGGGGGCAGGTGATCGTTGATCACGCCCGGATGGAGCTGCTCGAAAAGCTATACGAGTGGGATGGACGCTCCGATCCTGAACACCCGCAGCACCACACCTACACCGGGCTGTACCAGAAGTACAACCAGAACTAGGCGGAATCGCGGTCCATTCCGAATTGATCGGCCAGGTTATCGGCGGCTTCGCGGATAGCCCAGGCCGATTTTGTTCGTTCCAGCTGGTGGAGCGTGTTCAGGATCAGGGCGGCTTCGAGGAGGCCGCGATAGTCCTGTTTGTTGAACAGTTCCACCAGCCATTTGTCCTGGGCGGCTTTGTGGAACTGGGATTCGGTGCTGTGTTCGATGGGGCGCATGATCACCTCGGGCGGATTCGCATGAACCAGCCGGTGTCGTTGCCTTCGATGAGCCAGCGAGGCAGCCAGTTCTTGCGGGAGTACGCGATGCCCGCGCCCCCCTTATTACTGACGTAGCCGCCAGCAGTTAGGTTTGCCTCGCCAAACGGGTCGTTGTGGATGATGTGCGTTGGGGTGTATCCGATGACGACGCTCCAGTGGCCCGTACCGCTTGGGTCGGAAACCGGGTTCTTGTGAAGCCAGCCCACTGGAACGGGGTGGCCGTGGGTGATTTCGTTTTCTAGGTCCTCGACTGTGCCATCCATTTCGAATGTTGCGTTTAGCCCCAGTGATTTCAATGCAGCAATCTGTGCTTTGGGGTCGGTAGTGTCGCCGAAGCGGGCGCGGATTTTGTTGTATTCGTAGTCACCTGAGATTTTTCCGTAGTAGCGGGCAACCATTGCGCAGCTGGAGCTGAAGCATTGGCGCCAGCCCGTGGGACCGTCATCACTGCCGAGCTGATACTCGTAGGCGACCTTCAAAATTTTTTCTTTTGCTGGGACCAGTGGTGTAGTACCGGCGTGCTGGTCCATTAAAGCGATCAGTTTGCCGGGGTAGTTGGGGTCGGTTGCGTACCCTTCTTTGTGCAGCCACTTTGCGGCTTCCTCGCGGGTGGCGGCGTTATTGCAGCCCTTATAGGATTTGTAATCTTTGTACCAATGGTCGACTAAGTACATCACGCAGGACAGCAAGTCGGGGAAGTCGATGAAGCTGTCGGTAATAGTGATCCACTGACCGTTAATAAATTCTTGTGTTTTCTTGTCGCTACCTTCGCCCTTGAGGCCGAAAAAGTTGTTTCTACCTGAAACTAGTTTTCCGTAGTTGGATTCCAGTGCCCACTGGGCAGCGACGAGTTCTGGGAATTTTGCGCCGGCGACGCGGGCGGCTTCAAGGGTGCCTTCCCAGCTGTTGGGGAAGTTGGTCTGTTTGCCGGCGACGCTCCAAGTTTTGAACCAGCCTTGGTCGCGGCCGAGGATGTGTGGGTTGGCCTTGTTGATGGCTTGTTCCAGCTCAGTGACGGCGGCCATTTGATGGGGCAGCCCTTTGTAGAACCGGAACAGGTCGCCGAGGCGGAGTTTGTTAGTTGCCATGACAAGGCCCTCGCGTGAATTAGCGGCGACGCTTCGGGAACGCCAGCTTTAATGCCTGCAGTCCCAGCTGGATCCAGCTGTTGGAGCGGAGTTTGCTCATGCCGATGATTTCGGAGCCAGCGGCTACAACGATGGCGGCAACGGCGATTTGTTGGTCGGTCATAAAAAGCTATGGCTTTTCTTGAGTTTAGCTGTACTAGAGAAGAGAACCAGTGCGCGTAATAGTTTCTACCGCTACATTCTGTGGAGCCACTGCTGGGTATGGACCATCGCATCGAAGATGGCGAATACTTAAACAAAAAAGAAGCAAAGGCGCGATTTCGGCAAGCGATTCTTAAACATTGGCGCAATAAGTGCGCCTACTGCGACGCGGATTTGGGGCGTTCTGCGACGTTAGATCACGTGCATCCCAAGATTCGCGGGGGTCATACGCACCAGCAGAATCTTGTGGCCTGTTGCTTCGGGTGCAATATCTCCAAGTCGGCTGAAGACTGGATCGAGTGGTACAGGAACCAGCCGTTTTGGGAGCCGCATCGGGAGGATGCGATTGTGCAGTGGATTACTGGGGGTCTGCTTTAGGGTCCCAGCCCATGCCTTCCAAGTACATCATTGCGATGTAATGGTCTTCGGCGTAGCGGCAGATGCTGCCCTTGCAGGCGCGGTAGTACAGCTCGCCGCGCTCGTTTTCCAGTTGATCCAATGTATAGCCGTTGCCGAAATCGGTGGTGTTGACAACGCTCATTTTTTGTTACCGACAGTCATTTCAATGTGGCGGACTCGGGTTTCGAGATCACTAAGCCTTTCTTTTGAGTCGTTTTTGAGTTCTTGAATATCGGCAGCGACGGTGCTGACTGATTGATCTAGCTTGGCGACTTGCATGAAAAGGCCGCCCAGTCCGATGACCGCAGTGGTCAACAGGGCTGGGACGGCTTGATTAAACGGGTTTGGTTGTTCAGGCGGCGCGGCGTAAACCTCTTCGTGGTTGTCCATTGCGAGGCATACTGCCGACCTTTTCTACAGTTTAACGACCTTGCCCCCTTAGCTTTTTACGGCCGTGATTGGGCAGGCTGTTTTGACCTTGACCTTGGCGGGTCTTTTTGGGTTTGCCGGGCTGGTGCTCAATCCGAGCAGTACCGGTCTTAGCTTTTGTCGCCATCAGTTAGCCCACGGCACGCCTGCCTGCTTAGTGGGCTGGCGCTGCTCGTTGATCTGGCTATCGAGTGCAGCGTGGATTTCCAGCACCTTTTCGTCGCCAATCTTCTGCAGCACCCAACTCACTACCTGATCCTCAGTCAGTTCGGAGTAGGGGATGAGGGGAGTCTCTGGGCGCTCCAGTCCGATGCTGCCGTAGGCGCCGGCGGAATACACCGCGTCATCGCTTTTGGCGTCCACGGTGTAGTGGGCAGTGAAGACATAGCCGTCGCTGGTTTCGCGTTCCAGCTGAGCAATGCGCCAAGTGTAGGTGTTAGCCATGGATGGGGTGGTCATGAGGTGAGTTTAGCTGGGGTGACTAGAGAAGGGGACTACGCGGTTTCGAGGGCTGCAACTTTGGCCTCAAGTGTTTCGATCTTAAACGTTGCTTCTTGGAGCGCTTTGATCAATACCGGAACAAGGTCTGTGTACTGCACTGACAAGTATTCTGTTTCGTCGTCATCTGAACGCTTGGACGCATTAACTGCCTCGTCATATTTGCCAACAAGATCTTGCGCGATTACACCCAAACGTTTTTTAGAATCTGATTCGTCAACATCTGTTAATCGGTAGGAGACGCATCGAATATCTTTAATAGTATCAAGGCAGCCGGTAAGTTCAACAATATCTGTCTTTAGACGCACGTCAGAGTAAGTACCCCACGATGTGCCACCAGCAGCAAGCTCGACGCCAGTAGTCAACCAGCCCGAGCCAGATCCAATTCTAAGTGATCGTACATTGCTATTTTGCCCTATTGTATATGCTGTGCCATCTACGGCGTGAAATCCAGAGTATCCTCCTGTATTCAAAAGCTCAAGAAAGGTTCCATTGCCGTTGGTAAATTTCGTCACACCTGCACTATCAATCCTCATCCGCTCCGTCGGAGAACTCGCCCCATCCGCAGTAGTGGAGAACACTAGGCGAGTTGGATGGCTAGTGCCAGCAGTCCAGGTTCCGTCTCCTTCGGCAATAACCGTTGCACCAACGTTGTTTGAAGAGTTAGTGAAATTGATAAAGCCAATGGTGCTACCAGCAGATGCTGTGGTTGCACCTCGTTGAATGTTTACTGCGCCGCCAGCTCCAGTGGTTCCACCTTGGACAATGAACTTAGCTTCGGCAGAACTAGAAGACGTACCAACTAAGAGGCGATTTGAGCTATCAACTCGCAGTGCTTCTGTTGTGTAGTTATCAATTACTAGCGCATTGCCACTAGATGAGTTATAAATCCGCCAATCTGGCAGTGTGTATCCAAAAGAAGTACCTCTATCGGTTGATCCAATATTCCCGTTGACCGCTAAAGTCGTGGCAGGGCTCGTAGTGCCCACCCCTACTGACCCCTGAACAATTAAACCGTCGGCGGGTGGTGTATTGCTGAAGTATGAAGAACCAATACTTACTTGCCTAGCTTTTGTTGCGTAGCTTGTCCCACCATTTACAACCAACGCAAAACCGCCACCATCTCCGTCAACGCGCAAACCTTCTGCAGCAGAAGTTTCAACAGAATGTATTTTTGCGACAGGCGCCGAAGTCCCCACGCCTACGAGCCCTGCCGAGGTGATGCGCAGGCGTTCGGCGACTGTGCCCACACCCGTGCGTGTCCGGAAATAAATAAAATCGCTGTTGAGTTCAAGGGGCGCGTAATCGCCTTGGTCGTTATTAAGAGCCGAGACAATTCCGCCACCTCCTGCACTTCTGGCTGTTACCGCAAGACAGTCACCACCCGAAGAAGCTTTAACGGCAAATAGATTAGCCGTTGGGCCACCTTGAACTTCAAGAGTATTGATAGGGCTTGCGGCGGCCACACCCACACGACCACTCGCATCCACGAACAACCTGCCAGACCCACCAGTGCTGATGGCTACTTGGTCTGCGCCGGGGGAGTAGATGCCGGTGTTGGTGTCGCCAGTGAATGCAATGGAAGGTGCAGCAGCACTACCACCTGCAGCGCTAAAAATGCCAGTGGTTTGAACTGTCTGGCTGCCGAAATCAGGACTAATCTTGGTGCCAGCAATGGCGGCGCTGGCGTTGATGTCGGCGTTAACAATCGTGCCATCGGCGATCATCGCCGATGTCACTTGGGACCAGTTTGTGTCGTAATTAGTACTGCTACTTTTGCGTAGTACTTGATCTGCGGTGCCGCCAGTCGGAATTTCGCTGCCAGTAGCGCCCTGCACGCCAGGTACCGCCAGCACAATTTGTGTATCTTGCTGGTCAACAACCGCAATCTGTACGTCAGACATGGATCAGTTCCGTGAGTACGTGCGCTGTACGGTGGCGACACCTGTAAGCCAATAGTAACGCTCACCGCCGGCAGTGGTCAGCGAAATGTCCCAGCCGTAACGACCTTCGTCAAGCGTCAATGCAGTTTCCTTTGATAGCGCCAGCTCGAACAGACCGTCGGCTGCGGTTGTAAGGGTTGGCGTGAACGACGCAACCGCAGCGTTGTCGAGTAAGCCGCGAATGTCAGAATCGACGCCGTAGCTGGTCAAATTGATCGGCTCGGCAACGTAAAAAGTACCGGTGGCGCTACCACTAACGCTGATGCTGCTGCCGCCACTTGTGGCGCTGACTTGAAAGGCGCTGGTGGTCAGCCCCGCAGCAATAACGTAGTAGACAGTGTTGATCGACAGTCCGCACGGCACCAGCGTGCCACCGGTAAATACAACCTTATCGTTGGCAACTAGCCCGTGGCAGTCGCAGTTAAAAGTAGGCGTACCAGCGGCAATGCTGATGCTGCTCAACGTTTGGCGATTCTGTGTAACACGAAACGAACCCTTCCAGGTTGCGTTCTGCAGAATCGTGATGTCATGCGTAGCGGGGTAGATCATGATCTGGAACGCCTCCCTTAAAGGCTAGCAAGTTTGTTTTCGAGGTCTTCAATACGCTTGATCGCCTCTTGTAATGCGCTGGTCAGCACTGCGATCAGATTGCCTTCAGCGATGCCGTAAAACTGTTCTTCGGGAGCCAGTTGTTTACCGGTTTTATCTAGAACAGCGGCACGCCTGTTTTCTTTAATAATACTTCCGAGCCAAGGTTTGTTTTTAAGTACGCTCTGAACCTCTTGGGCGATAAAGCCGACTTGTGCTCCTTCAGGAAAATTGTGTTTTTCACGCAGAAGAATGTTGTTGCCTTTTTCATCAAGACCGTAAAGATCTTGCTGGGGCTTCCACTTAAACGTTACGGGACGAAGCGCTTTGACAAGATCCAGGCAGCCGCCCAAAGTAGCGACATTTTCTTTGTAACGTGCATCAGAAGTTGCAATAGTTGCGCTAGTAGCAAAAATCTGGCTGTTGACTTGAAGCTTGTATGCCCCGTTATCGGTTGTGTAACCGACTAGAAGTTCGCCACTTGCATTGATTTCGGCATCGTACGAGCCAGAAGAATTAAACCGGATTCTTGAACCTATAACATTAAGTAGTACATTAGTCGCATCTAAATTACCTCTTGTTGATCTAATAGAGCACACATTACCAAAACCTGCGTCGCCGACTTCAAACTCTAAAGCCGAGAAAAGAGAGCTTGTACCACTTCTAACAACAAGACCGCCGTTGTTAAGTTCGGTGTTTGTCTCGAAAAACGCTTTACCATTTGAATCAATCAAAAAGCGTTTTGTGCTGTTGACAGAGAAGCTCAGGTTGTTGGCGGCGGCAAGGTACATGCCGTTGCTGGGCACTGTGCTGCTGCTAGGAATAAAACTTGCTGCTGTAGATGAGCCGGTAGATGAGACTGTCGAGTCAAATACAGCGGCACCGGTTACATCAAGCGTTCCAGGGATATCTACGTTGCTGGTCCATTCAACGCCGGTACCAGCGGCGTCAGTTTGCAGCAGTTGACGCGCTGTCCCATCAGCAAGTTTGCTGACAGCGATTTCAGCGGAAGCACTAATGTCAGCGTCAACGATATTGGCGTTGCCGCTGACTAGCATCGTGCCAGCGAGTGCGGGCACGGTGATGGTGCGATCTGCAGCATTGTTGGCTGCAGCGCTCAGCGTGGTATTAAATGAACCGCTAGTGTCAAAGACAAGATTAACGTTGTTAAGTGTTACGTTTCCGGTAAAAGTATCTCCAGCCTTGTTTGCTTTGATAGTGTTCAGCGATGCCAGCATGTCTTGGACATTGCTGCCGGTTACGCCGGAAATAGCAGTGGTTGTAATGTTCGAGGCAGTTTGCGCTGCAACCGTCGACGACACATCGACATGTGTCCAAGCGGTTCCATCCGACAGAACAATGTCCGGTGGAGCAAGCGCAACTTGAGGTGCGTTACCGGTAGTCGGGGTACCACCCTCCGACACCACAAAGTAATACCTGCTGTTTGTAGCCGCAGCAGCGGGGAGAGCGCTGTTAACCGACAGTCCCAGTGCTGTGCCAGCGCTAGTCAGCGTAAGGATTTTGCCGGCGCCGCTGTTGTATGTGGGATTGGCGCTAAACGTACCAGCGAAGATAATTTCGCCTGCTGTAATTGTGATCGGCTGCCAAGCGTTACCGTCGTAC